TGAGGCTCCTGTGGCTGAGGCTCCTGTGGCTGAGGCTCCTGTGGCTGAGGCTCCTGTGGCTGAGGCTCCTGTGGCTGAGGCTCCTGTGGCTGATACGCCGGTAGCCTGACATGGCGGAGGTGATGAGCCACCGCTCGTCGTTCATAGCGCAGACGAGCTATGAGCACGACGACGGCACCCTCGTGATAGAGTTCACCGACGGCAAGACGTTCCAGTACGACGACGTGCCGCGCGGTATCTATACGGCGCTCATAACCTCCCGCTCTGTCGGCAAAGCGTGGCACGCGCTAATCAAAAATCGTTTCGTAGGGGAAGAGGTATGAGCAGCATGAAAGCCTTTCTCTCCGACCTCGGGGCCCAAGAGCTCGATGCTCCGGCAGAGGCGCTCCAGTTCGCGCTCGACCATGTGAATGAGGCGGGCACCTACAAGGGCGCGCTCATCATTCTGTCTGACGACAAAGGTCTTCGCCTTATCAACGCAGGCATGACTCTCGTCGAGAGCCTCGGGCTGCTGACGCTGGCGCAAGCCTCGATTGTGAAGTAAAAGTGGCAGACCTCCACGCCGATCTCTTTAAGCGGTTATACGCTGACCGCGTATTGGCGCATGAAGTTTTGTTTCGGCACAGGCACCCCAATGCCACTCAGCCGTTCCACCGCGAGATGATCGCTGACTGGCACGACAGCAAGATCCCCCATCTCATCAGCATGGCTTTCCGGGGCGCTGCCAAGTCTACCTTGGCGGAAGAAGCTATCGCTATCCGCGCGGGGTTCCGAGAGTTTAAGAACGGCCTCATCATCGGAGAGACCTATGACCGCGCCTGCGAACGACTTCACGCCATCCGGCATGAGATCGAAAGCAACGACAATCTCACAGAACTGTTCGGCGATCTGCGTGGCAGTGTATGGTCAGACGGTGAGCTCGTCCTCTCGAACGGGGTCAGGCTTTTGGCAATGGGGCGCGGCCAGGCGCTTCGAGGGATCAAGTTCCAGGACAGTCGCCCTGATGCCGTCTTCTGTGATGACATTGAAAACTCCTCGACTGTTGGCACGCTAGAAAATCGACGCAAGACCCGCGTGTGGTTCTTCGCGGAGCTGTTGCCAGCTTGCGATCCAACCGCTTTTGTTCGAGTAGCCGCAACGCCGCTCGATCCCGATGCGCTCGCAGTCCGTCTCTTGCGCGACGTTGACTGGACGCATCGGATTTATCCCATCGAGTTCCTCAACGCCGAAGGCATAAGGGAAGCGACATGGCCTGCCCGCTTTCCGCTGACGCAGATCGACAAGCTGCGCGACAGCCTCACCAACCAAGGGCTAGCCGAAGAGTTTGAACGCGAATACCTCTGCGAGGTCTCAAGCCGCGAGTCTCGCGTCTTCCGCGACAACTACTTCCGCGTAGAGCCGACGATCCGAACGTGGCAGCCGGTCTACGCTATGTTCGATCCTGCGCGCACAACCAACGCCAACTCCGCCACGACTGGCTATGCCTGCTGGAGCTGGATCGGGCCGAAGCTCGTCGTGTGGGATGCTTGGGGCAAGCTGCTCATGCCGAGTGAGATCGTAAGCGCCGTGTTCGACTGCGCGCTCAACAGCGACTTGCCGCCAGTCTGGGTCGGCGTCGAAGAGGACGGCCTCAACGAGTTCCTTCTCCAGCCTATCCGCCAAGAGCAGGTGCGGCGCGGCGAAAGCGTTCCGTTCCGCGCGCTGCGCGCCCCGAAGGGCAAGCTAGACTTCATCCGCGGCCTACAGCCCTTCTTCAAAGCCGGCGAGGTTGTCTTCGCCAAGGAACTGCCGGACTTGAAGCAGCAGCTTCTCGGTTTCCCCACCGGGCGCATTGACGTCCCCAACGCACTAGCCTATGCCCTAAAGCTGAGACCTGGTCTCCCAATCTATGACAGCTTTGGAGCTCGACATGTGTTCGAGGACTTACGTTCGGTGCGCGGCGCGACACCGTGGCTCGTTGTCAATGCGACACGTAGCCTACTCGCGGCATCCCTTGTTCAGTTCAGAGACGGAACTCTATACGTCCTCGACGACTGGGTCCGCGAAGGAAGCCCTACCGAAACAATTCGAGACGTCGTAGCAAACGCCCAGCTCTCTGCTGGCGGGCGGGTGACAGTCGTCGCAGCGCCGCATCACTTTGAAAGCTACAACAACGTCGGGCTCCTCCAAGCCTGCGCGCGCATACCTGTCACGACGCAGCGCGGCGTACCGTCGCACCTTGGTTCCCCCGCGCTCTCCTCGCTGATGCAGCGCGAGAGCCGAGGCTTTCCCTCCTTCCGCGTTGCGAGCCAAGCCCGCTGGACGCTCAATGCGCTGGCCGGGGGCTACACGCGAGGGCTGAAGAACGGCGTGCTGACTGAGTCCGCAGAGGAAGGCCCTTACAAAATACTCATCGAAGGGTTAGAGAGCTTTGCCGGTCTCACTGATGCCGGGTCGCTTTTCGACGACGATAGTGATATGACCTACGCCACGACTGCCCAAGGGCACCGCTACCTAAGCGCAAAGAGGTAATCCTAGATGGCCGAGATGAAACGAGACGCGGAGCTTGGGGGTCGTCAGGCGATCAAAGACCAGGTCAACAAGGTTGGCCGGGACGTAGAGAAGGGCTTCGAGAAGCAGCAAGAGCGGTCGGAGAACAACAACGACTACTGGGATGCCTACAACTGCGTCCTGTCCGATCGCCAGTTCTACAATGGCACCTCGCAGCTATTCCTCCCTTTTATCCACGATGCTGTCGAGGCGCGGAAGACGCGCTACGTCAACCAGCTCTTCCCGTCTAATCAACGCTACGTCGAGGTCATCACTGAGAATGGAGACCACCCTCACGCGCAGATGTCGTTGCTCGAGCACTACGTACGCCGGGAAGGTTTGCGCTCGCGCGTCGTCCGCCCGCTACTCGTCAATGGCGACATCGAGGGCCAGTACTCGATTTACGTGAGCTGGCGCGAACGGAAGCGCAATGTGACCTCTAAGGTTCTTGCGCCCGTCGAGATCGAGGGCCTCTCCGCTCCGCAGGAGTTCCAAGAGCCTGTCGAGGAGATGAAGGACGAAGAGATCCTCGAGTCCGGCCCGACCGTCGAGGTCATCGCCGACAACGACCTTCTCGTCCTTCCCGCCACCGCCGACACTATCGACGATGCGCTAGACAAGGGCGGTTCCGTCACCGTCGTCCGTCGTTGGTCTAAGGGCATGATTAAAGCCAAGAAAGCTGCAGGAGAAATCACTGCGGAGATGGCGGAGATGCTCGAGAAAGAGATGGGCTCGAAAGAGCGCGAAGAGCGCAACAACACCAGCAAGCAGCTCGCCTCCGCCGCGGGTATCAAGCTCGACGGCGGCAATAGCACCGCGACGATCTACGAGATCTGGGCGAAGCTGAAGGTCGGTGGCGAGCGCCGGCTCTGCCGGATCTATTGGGCAGGTGAAGGCCGCGTCCTCAGCGTAAAGCTGTGCCCGTACTGGTGTGACAAGGTTCCTGTCATCAGCGCCGCCGTCGAGAAGGTGACTGGCGTATTCAAAGGCCGCGCCCCTATCTCTGACGTGCTCGACCTCCAGGTCCTCGCGAACGATACGATCAACGAGGGCGCGGACACCGCGCACTTCTCTGCGATGCCTATCATCATGACTGACCCCGCGCGGAACCCTCGCGTCGAGAGCATGGTGCTCGGGCCAGCCGCTATCTGGAAGACCAGCCCCCAGGACACGACCTTCGCGCAGTTTCCCGACCTGTGGCGTAGCGCGTTCGAGCGCGCTTCGGAAATCCGCCAGCAGATCTTCCAGACCCTCAGCGTCAACCCTTCGATGATCCCCGGCGCAACCGGCGGCAAGCAGAAGAAGAACCAGGCCGAGGTCGCCAACGAGCAGCAAGTCGATCTGCTCCAGACTGCCGACGCCGTTCTTATCATCGAGGAAGACATCCTTTCCCCGATGCTCCAGAGGTTCGCCGAGTACGACCACCAGTTCCGCGACGACAAAATGATCGTTCGCTCCTTCGGCGAGATCGGGCGCGAGATCGTTATGGAAGAGATCGAGCCGTCGCAGATGAACCGCCGGTACGAATACCGCTGGTTCGGTGTCGAAGCGTCGCGCAATGCCGCGCAGAACCAGCAGCAGATCGCCGCGATGAATGTGCTGCGCGGTATCCCGCCGAACTTCTACCAAGGATACCGCCTCGATCTTGCACCCGCGATTGTCCCGATGGTCGAGAACGTCTTCGGCCCGCGCGTCGGCCCGCTTGTGTTCAAGGAAGTCGTCGAGGTCTCTGTAGACCCGCTGACCGAGAACGATATGCTCGAGCACGGCTTCGAGGTCGAAACGCACCCCGGTGACAATGATATGCAGCATATGCAGGCGCACATGATGATAGTCCGGCTGGGCGATCCGCACGGCACCGCGCGCAAGCACATGATGAAACACCAGCAGCAGGCGCAGGCAAAGGCCCAAGCGCAGCAGGCGCAGATGCAAGGCCCGCCGCAAGGCGCTCCGGGGGCTCCCGGGATGCAGGGGACTCCCCCCGGCGCAATGCCTCAAGGCCCGCAGCACCAAGGGCCTCCCGGTATGATTGCGCCCGATCAGATGGCGCGCGCGGGGGGCATCCAAATGCCCCGCAAGATGTGAGTTGACGTAACGGGTTACGATAGAGTATCTAGAGCACCTCGATCGATGGCCGTTAGTCATCAGCCCCGTCTTGCCGACGCTATCGGCTAGGAGAAGAACATGGAAGACGACGACCTGTATCTGGACGGACCAGAGGATATTGAAAATGAAACAGCCGAAGCGATCGACGATGACGATGGAGACAATGACGCCAGTTCCGGAGGGAACGGTGAAGGAAGTTTCGATCGCGCCGATGCCGGTGACGAGGGCTTCGGTGGAGAAAGCTCGGAAGAAGTAAAGCAGCCTTCGCGGGGCCAGTCCCGCATACAGGCGGCAACGCGCATCGCGGCAGAAGCCAAAGCGCGCGCAGACGAACTTGAGCGGCAGGTGCGGGAGCTCCGGGAGGAGCGCCAGAGCCAGTCGAGCCAATACCAGCAGGAACAAGAACGCCAAGCTCTGGCGAACATGGATCCTTACGAACGCCTCGAATACCAGACGCAGAAGATTGCACGCGACACGGAGACACGGTTTGTTCGCTTACAGCAGGATATGCACGACGCACAAGACAAGGCAGCCTTCGCTGCCCGGTGCGCGTCTAATCCTGCCCTTGCGGGTATCGCCAAAGATGTCGAAGCCGCGCTCGCCCAGTCTCGCTCTGGCGGCGTCACCATTCCTCGCGAGACCGTCGCAGCTTACATCCTGGGGCAGCGTATGCTCGAGAAGGGTGGAAGCGCGCGTGCCAAGCAGGTCAAGAAAGCCGCAGCCAGTGTTTCTCGTGAACGCGCCAGCCCGGTGTCAGGTGGATCTGACGTCGGCGGTTCGTCCAGGGGCAATAAGGGCTCGGTCCGCTC